AGGAGTACAACTCTGTTCATAAGCAGTTCCTGTAACATCATATCAACATCGGATATCGCCGGGTCTTTCAGATCATATCTGGCCTTGAGTGCTTTCTTGTTTATCCATCTTACATGACCGGGCATTCCCTTAAAACAAAATTCCTTGTCATACACATACAAAGCCATTTGTGGATTATCAAAAGCAAGCCCAAGATTTAAATCGTAAAGTAGCTGGCCGATACGGAGTATTTCATCACATGTGCGTTCTT